CGATGGCTGTCAGGCTTAGTCCGGAGCACGACGCGCGGACGCGTTCCAAAATTCAGACAAGTCAGCTTGTTAACCGTCTGAACGCATTCGCTTTAGATACAACGGATTCCGTGCGTATGTCATCGGATCAAGTTCGCGCCGCTTTGGGCCTGCTCCGCAAGACAATTCCAGACCTCGCGGTGACTGCGCATACTGGCGAAGTCGGCGGCGTGCTGCTGCTGCACCTGAACGCCGCTCGCGCTATGTCAGCGCAACTCATCGATGGACAGGTTGAGCCTGCGCCGCAGCAGGAAACCAATCTGCTCGATGCGCCGGTACCGACGGAGTAACTACGGCAGACGCCAGTCAGTCGGCGCCGGATGTTTCATATGAAACAACATCAGCCGCGTAAGCCACGCAGCAACGCGCCACGGGATCTCAACCTCGCCGCGTTCCCATGCGAGTGGTAGGTTGGTGTCGCACTTGATGTGCCGGACCAGCTCTCGCTTTGACCAGCCCAGCACATCGAGCGCAGCAGTGAACTCAGCAGGGGTCATTCGGCATCCTCGGTTACGGTGACATCCTCAAGCAGCGCGGTGCTGTCGTACGGCTCGGTCTTGGCATCGCAGCACGGGCAATATGCCGGCGCAACGACCATCGCCTCGTCGCTCCATTCGTTCGGGCAGGCGTCGCACAGGTAGTGGTTGCGGAAGATGCGGAAGGCTTTCATGCGTCACCCATTAGCTTTGCAACGACCGCAGCCGCTGCGTTGAAATCATCTTCGTTCCACGATGTGCGGCCGGCTGTCTTGGCTGACTTGTTGCCAGCGTCGCGGCCTGCAGCCATCGCAATCTTGTAGGTGATAGTCACTGTCTGTCTCCGGTTTCGATAACGACAAAATAGCGTTGGAGACTGGCAATGTCAACGACAAAACGGCGTTGCGATGCAGTTATTTTCAGGCGCTAACATCGTGCAATGTCGTGATGCATCCGCAATCGACCGTTTGAAGGGGTGGCCATGCACAGATGGACAGACGAGGACGCATGCTTCGCCGCCGCGCAGTGGGCCAGCGGCATCAAGCAACGTGAGATAGGCGAGGCATTTGGCTGCAGGACGGCATCCATGGTTTGTCAGAAGATAGAGCAGTTCATCAGTAAGTACGGCCCCAGCCTGTATAAGAAGTCGGTGCAGTGCTTCGATGGCAGGATGTATCGGGGCAAGAAGTACTCCGCTGATCGCCTTCCATTGGTCAAGCCAGCCATCGCCGAGTTCGTCAGACAGCGGAATGCACGGCTGTCGTGAGCCACGCTGAAACCCTGCCGCCGGACTGGGCTAGTCGTGTCGAGCGAAGGCTCCGTGCAATTGGTTCGCAGCCTTACGGCGTGCCTCTGCAGCCTCCTCAAGTGTGGCATAAGTGCCGATCGAGATCTGCCGGTAGTTAACGGTGATCTTTGCCTGGAATTGCCCATCTCCGCGTTTCCATACGCCCTTGACTCTCGTGGTGCTGTCATAACGCAGCTTCGAGTTGGCGATGTTCTCTGCCATGGATGATGCACGAAGGTTGCTGATCCGGTTGTTCCCACCGTCTCCGTCTATGTGGTCAATAGACGAGGGGACTGGGTGCCCATACACCAGAAGCCAGGCCAATCTATGCGCATAGAATCTTCGCGCTTTGCGGCCGACGCTCAGGCCTATCTTGATGTAAAAGTGATGCGCCATTGTGCCAGCTACTTTGCCGGCGACCAGGCCGTTTATCCGCTTATGCGAGTCAGCACTACTGAAATGGGCGAGCGGCCTTTCGCGCCATCGGAACACGCCCGTCGTGGGGTCATAGTCAAGGGCCTCGCGGATGTAATTGATTGGGGGCAGTCTGTCGGCAGCCATATGATCCTCTCACTCCTGGGGTCATTGGTCAGGAGGCGGCAGCGTTGGCGCGCTGCCGTTCTCCGCAGTCGAATATAGCACATGAACGACGCCGAACACATGCCGTCTAACTGGGGCGACGCGATAGCTGCCGCGCAAAATCCCTTTGTCGTAGCTATGGCACGCTATGGTAGGGCACCGATCGCCTTCGTGCGGGAGGTTCTGGGCGCGGAGCCGGACCCGTGGCAGATCCAGGCATTACGGGCCTTCGCACGAGGCCATACACGGGTGTCCATCCGCAGCGGGCATGGTGTTGGCAAGAGTTGTCTCGCTGCCTGGGTCATGTGCTGGTATGCAAACACCAGGGCTCCATTCAAGGTCGCGGTAACGGCTCCGACAGCACCACAACTATCAGACGTTCTTTGGCCAGAAACTCAGAAATGGTTCAACATACTACCAGAAGGCTGGCGTAATCTGTGGTCGATCACCAACGACCATATTTCCTTAAAGTCGGACCCTGAGTCGTTCATCACTGCCCGCACATCGCGGCCTGAGCAGCCGGAGGCGATGGCAGGCATCCACTCGACCAACGTCCTGCTGGTGGCTGATGAGGCATCAGGCATACCCGAGGCGGTATTCGAGGCGGCGGGTGGTTCTATGTCCTCCCCAGGCGCCACCACGCTCCTGATCGGCAATCCCGTTCGCAGTTCTGGCTACTTCTGGCGAACGCATGTCCTCGAACGCGACCGCTGGCATTGCATCAGGGTGTCCAGCATCGACAGCCCGCGCGTGGCAAAAGGGTTTGCTGAGGAAATCGCCGAGCGGTACGGCCAGGACAGCAACGCCTACAGGGTGCGCGTGCTTGGCGAATTTCCGGCTCAGGACGACAACACCCTGATCCCGGCTGGCTTGGTTGATTCCGCCATGGTGCGTGATGTGGCGTTGGACATGACCGCAACAGAAATCTGGGGAGTCGATATCGCTAGGTTCGGGAATGACGCCAGCGTGTTGATCAAGCGTAGGGGCAATGTCGTTCCTGAGATGCCGCGTGTCTGGCACCAGGTGGATACGATGAGCTTGGCAGGGGCGATCAAGGCTGAGTATGACGCGCAAATCGGCTCCAAGCCAGGGCTTATCTGCATCGACGTGATTGGTGTCGGCGCCGGTGTTGTGGATCGCTTGCACGAGCAGAACCTACCAATCCTTGGGATTAACGTGGGTGAGACATCCTCTGTCAGTGGGCGGTTTGCCAGACTGCGGGATGAGCTTCTGGTCCGTGTGCGGGAATGGTTGGAGACGCGGGCGGTGAGGCTACCTCGGCACGACCAACTGCGGGATGACCTTGTGATGCCGCGTTATGCGTTCCTGAGTGACGGTCGGATGCAGGTGGAGAGTAAGCAGTCCATGCGCAGCCGTGGGTTGCCGTCATGCGATCACCTCGACGCATTGGCGCTGACGTTCTGCGAGCAGGGGCTTGGCATAGCCAGTGGCATGACCTCCGGGTTATTCGATTCACAAGCCATTCGGATGGACCTCACGGCAGGGGATTACGTGTGATGTTCATGGCGGGTTGGAGTTTTGAGCGTCGCGAGGCTCGGCGGGCGTTGTATGCCGAGGCGGTCAGGCTTCGGGAGATGAAGATTCCACGCCGACTGATGGGGCCGATGCTGGGTCTAAGCTCTGGCCAATTGGGTGCGCTGTTGAGCAATCCGCCGCGGTCGGAGGAAGCTCTGGAGCTGAAAATTATAAGCGATGCGCGGCGGCGCGAGGAGTCCAAGGCACTTGAGGCTCGGCGGCAAAGGGAGAGGCGGGTGCTGAACCGGCTGCGGCGCAAGAAAGTGCGCCAGCTTCTCGCCGACGAACAGCATGAGCTGAGGGCACAGTCCCTTGCTTGCCTGATCGAGGCGTACATTGAGATGCGGCCCTATGTGGGGACCGAGCCATGAGCAACCCTGAACGAGAGTATTTCGAGGCTAAAGAGGCGTTTCGCATAGCGCAGAAGCGGTTGGAGCGCGCCAAGGCGGCATGGGAGCCTATTCGCCTGGCGCAGCTTGAACGCGAGATAGCCGAGCGCACGGAATTGGTGGAATGAGCGGCATGCTGCCACCACCGCCCGGCGCTCCGCCGCCAATGCCGCCCGGCAGCCTGCTTGGCCCGTCGGCGCAGTCGTTCGCTGGTCCACCACCGATGCCGCAGATCCCCGGACTGGTGCCGCAGGGCATGCGCCCCGCCGGCATGCAACTCGGCGCCGAGCAGGTGCTGGCCTATTTGCTGCCGCCCAAGGACACCGAGGCGGACACCGACACTGACGACCAACTGCCGGCCGGATTGCGCAAGTATGCGGCAGGGTTGCGACCCGCTGCCAAGCCGGACGGGGCAAAATGGCAGCAAGAGATAATATTTGAACGCCTCGGCAAGACGGACGAGGAGATAACCGCCATTGCGCGGTATTACTTCAAGATAGCGCAGAACTACGACCAATACTTAAGTCGCGAGCGTATTACTGCAAGCCAATACTATGCGGGCCGGCCGTTCGGCGACGAGGCTACGGGTAGGTCACAAATCGTCCTCACCGTCGTCAGGGACACCATCCGGCAGACGCTGCCAAGCCTGCTCAGACTGTTCACCGCCGTTGAAGATCCGGTCAGCTTTGAACCCATAAGCTCGGAGATCACCGGCAACGACCAGTTGGCCACCACGCTGGCGCGGCAGGCGACGGACTACTGCCGCTGGGCGCTGTTCACCGCGAACAAGGGTTGGACGGTGCTGCACGACGCGCTACTCGATGCGCTGACCCGCAAGGCCGGCTGGGTGCGCTGGTACTGGGGCAAGCGGCAGCAAATCCGCACCGAGGTGTGCG